TTGATTGACCATGAAGGCGTACCACTTGCCCGTTCCAAGAGTGGCACATTGGCTTTGGAAGAAGATGAGCGTGGACTGCGAGTAGAAGCAGAACTTGACCCAATGAACCCTGATGCTGCACGAATTATGTCTGCTATGAAGCGTGGCGATCTATCGCAAATGTCTTTTGCCTTCCGCACAATCAAAGACAACTGGAACACAGATCGTTCGGTGCGTGAACTTCGTGAAGTACAACTGTTTGATGTGAGCGTTGTTACCTTCCCTGCGTATGAGCAAACTGTTGCTGAGTTGCGCAAACGAAATGAGCCTGTTACTGTTGCAGCAGTTTCTACTTTGAGCCTGAGAAAAAATCAGGTTGCATTGCAGAAACTTCGCAGCCGTTAGACAGCCGACCCTAGAACGGGTCACTGATCTCCTGACACTGAGAAAGAAACATAAACAAACTATTGACCACAGGAGGTCATAATGTCATTTTCCAAATCACTAATTGAAAAGCGTGATGCTGCGCTTGCAAAGGCAGAAGCCATTGTTGAAGCAGCACAAGCAGAAGCCCGTGAACTTTCACCAGAACAAGATGCAGAAATTGCTGCATCGTTGGATGAGGTTCGTTCATTGGATGAGCAAATCAAAACCCACAGCGAACTTGAAAAGCGTTCGGCTGAGGCTGCAGAACTCCGCAAGGAAAAGAAGTTTGATGCAGTAGTTGCACCAGCAGTAGTTAAGTCTGAGGCACGCACCTACAGCCCAAAGGCTGAAGTTTCGTTCGTTGCTGACGCTTACGCCGCACAGTTCAACAATGACTTCGCTGCAAAAGAGCGTCTTGCCCGTCACATGAACGAGGAAAAGATTGAACGCCGTGATGTAACCAGCGCAAACTTTGCTGGTTTGGTTGTTCCACAATTCCTCACCGACTTGGCTGCACCATTCGCTCGTGCAGGTCGCCCGTTCTTGGATATTGCTCGCAAGCATGAACTTCCAGCAAGCGGTTTGACCATCAGCATCAGCAAGGTCACGACTGGTTCTGCAACTGCAGTCCAGACGGAAGGCGCAGCAGTTCAAGAAACCAACATGGATGACACCAAACTGGATGTTTCAGTTGTCACCGTTGCTGGTCAGCAGAATGTTTCCCGTCAGGCTCTTGAGCGTGGCACAGGGATTGATTCGTTGGTCATGGCAGATTTGGTTTCTGCATACAACACCAACTTGGATTCGTTGTTTGTAACGACCAGTGCAACATCATTGACGAACACAATCTCACAGGTTGTTACCTACACTGATGCATCGCCAACTGTTGCAGAACTTTATCCAAAACTGATGGATGCTGTTCAGCGTATTCAGACCAACTACTTCGCTGGTCCGAACTTTATTCTGATGCACCCACGCCGCTTGGCTTTCATCCTTGCAGCACTTGACACAACGAACCGCCCATTGGCTGTTCCAGTTGGCAACGGTTCCTTCAACGCTGTTGGCGTTGGTCAAGGTTCAGTTGTTTATGGCAACTCGGGTTACACGATTGCAGGCTTGCCAGTAATCACCGATGCCAATGTCATCACAACTAACGGTGTTGGTGCTAACGAGGATGTCATCATCATCGGTAACAGCCAAGAAGCACACCTCTGGGAACAGGGTGATGGTTCGCCAATGATGCTGCGCTTTGAGCAGCCAAAGGGTTCTGAACTTGATGTTCAGATGATCGTGTACGGATACAGCGCATTTACTGCGAACCGTTATCCAAACGCTTTCTCCCTCATCGGTGGAACTGGATTGATCACACCAACCTTCTAAGGTTGTTTGTTAATCAACTTGTGAAAGGGTTGGTGGTATCCTTCGGGGTGTCACCAACCCTTTTCTATTTTCGGAGTTCTAATGAAAAATCATGTTGAAGCATTATTGGTTGAGCGTGCAGGTTACGAACGCAGAGGGTTGAAGGATCGTGTTAAAGCGGTTGATGCTGTGTTGCGTGAACTTGACTTTGATCACAAATATATGAGCGATGAAGTTGAGACTGCTTCTGTTGAGCCTGTTGTTGAGCGTGCTGTTGTGAAGGCAGCCAAGAAGCGTAAGGGATAACTGTGGCAATCGTTAATGGTTACTGCTCTTTGCAGGAAGTGAAGGCTGCGCTCAGGCTTACAGACAATGTGGATGACACTTTGTTGGAGAACGCTATTGAATCTGCGTCACGGCGCATTGACGGTTACACAGGCAGGTTTTTTTACAAGACCAGCCAAACAGCGATCACGATGTATCCATACAACGAATATCTGCTGTTTTTCCCTGCTGATGTTGCCACCAACTCTATAACGATCAAAGTGGACACAGCAGCCAACGGAACTTATGCCACTACTTTGACACAGGGTGTTGATTATTTGCTTGAACCTACAGATGTTGTTTTGCAGTCACGCCCATATTTGAACGCCCGTATGGTTGGCGGTGCAACATTCCCACTGTTCGTAACACCTTCTTTCCCTACCGTTCAGGTCACAGCCCAATGGGGTTGGAACGCCGTTCCTGATGATGTAAACCAAGCCTGTGTTCTGCTCGCTATGCGCCAGTTCGCTCGCCTTAACGCTGCTCTTGGTGTTGTCGGTTTCGCTGATATGGCAATCACGGTTCGGGCTATTGACCCTGATGTTCGTGATCTTCTTTCGCCTTACAAAATGTTTGGTATCGCCTGATGCCAGCAACCGTTTCACAAGTCGCTACGGGGCTGGCAGCACGCTTAGCAACGATCACAGGGCTACGCACCTACACCTATCAACCAGAGCAACTGAACCCACCTATCGCTTTCCCTGTGTTGAACTCTATTGAATATCACAGGGCTTTTAATGGCGGTGATGTTGTAATGAACTGGACTATCAGTGTTGTTGTCGGCAGATATCTTGACCGTACAGCACACTCCTTACTAGATGATTTCCTTTCCTACTCTGGAACGAAAAGTATTCGTGCCGCTTTAGAAGCAGATCAGACTCTTGGTGGCGTAGCGAACACTTTGGTAGTACCATCAGGGGCAGACATTTCAAGCCTCAGTTCTGCTGACGCAGAGTTTCTACAAATACAGGTTTCTGTTACAGTTCACGCATAAAGGAAAACTATGACCACATACAAAGTTTTAAGCGACAGATTTGCTTTAGGGAAACAAGGCGACACAGTGGACAGCGATGCTCTTGTTGGGTGTAACATTGAAGCACTGGTTGATGGCGGTCACATCGCTGAAGCCACAACAAAAGTTCTCAAAAAAGAAAACAAGGAAGAAACGGAAAAATAATCATGGCTCAAATCGTTCTTAAAGATGTTGGCATTATCATCGGCGGCGTAGAAGTTTCCGACAGAGCGAACTCTGTAGAAATCAACTATGAAATTGAATCGGTAGAAGTCACAGCATTTGGGGGCAACCGTTCGTTCGTTGGTGGTTTGCAGAACAACACCTGCACAGTTGAACTGATGCAAGACTTTGCTGCTGCTTCAACTGAGGCAACCATCTTTCCGTTGGTTGGAACACAGGTCACGATCTCCTTTGAGCCAATCAAATCTCAAGGCTCACCTTCGGCAACGAATCCAACCTATACGATCACTGGCGCATATCTTGCTAGTCACACACCGCTCGCAGGTGCTGTTGGAGAGTTGAGCATGACATCGTTAAGTTTCACTGGTGGAACACTTACAAAAGCGGTTGCATAAATAAATTAAATAGTTAGAAGGAGATCGCAATGAAAATTGCACTGCAAGTTGAGTTTAATGACGGTACGAAAACACCTGTTGATGCTGTGTTTGCTGACTTTGTTGCGTTTGAACGCACATGGTCACGCAGCGTTGCACGCTTTGAAACCGAGATTCGTTTAACAGATTTGGCTTGGTTGGCGTGGCACAGCGAAACCCGTGTACGCAAAACCAGTTTGAAGTTTGACCCTGATTGGATCAACACTGTTACGAATGTTGAGATTCGTGAAGATGAACCGATTGTGGGTGCAGACCCAAAAGAAAGTTAGATTCTGATTCTGCGCATTGGGCTATAGCGTTTCTTGCTATAGAAACAGGTATTGCACCTTCTTTGCTGGTACAGGAATCAGAAGAGATGATTCAAACCATGTTTAATGTTTTGGCGAAACGGAACGAAAACGCTAGACGCAAACGGTAGTAGGCTCTGCGCCTATGGGAATTAAAGTTGATGTTTATGGTGTTCGTGAAACGCTTGCAGAGTTACGCAAGTATGAAGTGGAAACCTTTAGGACAATCAAAAAGGATTTATTGAAATCCGCTAGACCTGCCGCTACCGCTGTTGGTCGTGCTTTCCCTGATGAGCCATTAAGGAACTGGCATACCTCTGGTGGCAGACTTTCAAGCAAATCACGCCTACCTGAATACAACGGCAGTGTTGCTAAAAGAAAAGTAAAGCCTGTTGTTGTTACAAAAGCACCAAGAGGAATGCACCAGTACGGTTTGATTCGTTTGCAGCAGATGGATGGTGGCGGTCAGGTTTACGATTCGGCTGGATCAAAAACAAAAGGTGCTCGTGGTGTTGATGCCACTGCTGGTCAGAAGTTTATTTCTAATCTTGACAAGCGTTCCATAGTGCAATCGTCAGGAAAGAAATACCGTTCACGCATCATGTATCCTTTCACGGAAAAGAATCTGCCATTGATTGAAAAGGCTGTTGAGGTTTCAATTCGCAAGATTGATGGTGAAGTGCAGAAACGATTGAACGGATAGCATCATGGCAGTTGGCGTAAACATAGTCTCTACCTTTGACAGCAAAGGAATAAATAGGGCTATTGCGGATTTCAAGAAACTTAATGGCGCAGGAAACAAGGCTGCGTATTCGTTAAGGACTTTTGATAAGGCTTTAACTAATGGTGTTGTAAAACTCGCCAAGTTCGGTGCTGCAGCAGCAGTAGTTGGTGGCATCATTGGAAAATCACTGATTACTTCTGCATCAAACTTGCAGGAATCAGTAAGCAAAATCAATGCGGTGTTTGGCAATTCAGCCAATGACATTATTGCTTGGTCTGAAACAACCGCCAAAGCGTTAGGTATTTCGCAGCAAGCGGCGTTAGAGGCTGCAGGAACATTCGGAAACCTTTTTCAAGCGTTCGGATTAGCAGCACCGCAAGCACAAGAAATGAGTATTCGGCTTGTTGAACTTGCTGCAGATATGGCTTCGTTTAACAATGTGCCTGTTGATGATGCTTTTACTGCTTTGCGTTCTGGTTTGTCTGGTGAAACAGAACCTTTGAAGCGTTTTGGTGTGGCGTTGAATGATGCAGCACTAAAGGCTAAAGCAATGGAATTGAATCTGATTTCTAGCACTAAGGGAGTTTTGCCGCAAGCAATCAAAACTCAGGCAGCATATGCGTTGATTCTTGAACAGACATCAATTCAGCAAGGTGATGTGGCAAGAACGAGTGATGGTGTTGCGTTCAAAATGAAATCGTTTGGCGCACAAGTAGAGGATGTTAAAGCAAAAATTGGTACAGCATTAATCCCTATTTTCTCTGCGCTTATGTCTTTTCTTAATGACAAAGTGATTCCTATTTTTGTTGAGTTCGCTGCAGTTCTTGGAGAAGATGGTGCTGGCGCAGCGTTCAAATATTTGGGTGGTCAGGTACTTAACGCAATATCCAATATGGGCAGACTTGGAAACACAATATTTGCTCTTGTTTCAGTCTTTGTAATTGTTAGAACTGCAACGATCATGTTCAATGCAACGGTTGCAGTTTCCACAATTCTTCTTCCTATCTTCAGCAAATCAGTTCAAGGGGCTACCGTTGCGATAACGGCAATGAATGTTGCTGCAAAAGCAAACAAGTTAGCCTTAATAGTTGCAGCCATTCAGATTGTTGTTACCGCTGTAACATTGCTGATTCTTAAGTTTGAAGGTTTAAGAAACATCATAAGTTCTATTGGCGGTTTCCTAAAGAATGTTGTCGGATTCTTTACTGGCACTGGAGATGCAGCAGTTGATGCAGCAGGAAAAATCCGTCAAGTCAATGCTGCTTTTGAAGGCATGAATAAAACTGAAATGAAAACTTTTGATCGGAACAGAAAGTTCTTCAGAGATCAAGAAACTGGTGCTGCAGCCTTGCGCCAAAAACTGTTAGCAGTGAACAGCAGTTTTCAAGGCACAACCGATACCGCTGGAAAAGCCAAAGATAAAATGCAAGAGTTTATAGACAAACTGCAAGGCGTAACAAAATCTCAACGATCATTGAAAGATGCAACAACAGGCGTTGATAATGCGAACAGCAAACTCACAGAATCATTGGCTAACACCGCTAAAGCACAAGCACATTTCAACAAAGTATTTAAGGGATATTCGTTAGACAGCAAAGAAGTTATTGCACAAAACAGAACACTCGCTGATGCTCAACGCAATCTAACTAAAGCCAACATATCTGCTGCAGATAGTGTCACAGCACTCAAGGATGCTGAAGAAGCATTGAAGCAGTTGCGTGAAAAGGTTGATCCGTTTGATATTGAATCAGGCGAGATCGGATTACAGAAAGCAAAGTTTGATGTTGAACAGGCGAACTTTGCTGTTCTTGAGGCAGAAAAAGAACTTGCCGATTTGCGCAAAGACAAAGATGCAACACCTCAGGCTATCCGTGAGGCAGAGATTGCTTTGGCTGAATCCAAGTTTGATGTTCGTGACGCAATCAAATCTGTTTCAGATGCAGAAAAACAACTGAATACACTTCGCACAGATACTCCTACTTTGAAGCAAATCGCTGATGCTGAACGGGTTGTTGCTGACGCAAAGATGGCTGTAGAGGATGCGAACATTGCTGTTTATGATGCGCAAATAAATGTTAATGAGGAACAAGAAAAGTTAAACGAACTTGTTAATGGTGCAGCAATCGGAAGTGAAGCATACACAGAAGCACTCAAAGAATTGGCTGATGCTCAGAAAGCAGAATCAGATGCGATAAGAGATCGTGTTGATGCGTATGAAAGTTTGGCTGATGCCACAAGGGATTTGGCTAAGGCAGAAAAAGAACGCCGTGATGCTGCCAAAGGTTTAACACCACAGCAGATCGCTAAGGCTGAAGCAGATGAGGCTGCAAGGATTGCTCAAGGTTTAGCACCCTCATTAGGTGGTGGCGCACCAGTATTAACTTCACCTGTTAGCACTGGTAATCCACTTCTTGATGCTGTTATCCCTAGATTTGAAGGCATTGCTCGTGATTTGATGTTAGAGCGTGGCGGATTCACAGCGTTCGCAAAAGGCGGCATCGTAACAAGTCCGATGATGGGGCTAGTAGGTGAGGCTGGAAGTGAAGCAATAATTCCACTTGACCGTCTAGGTGAGTTCGGTGGACAAACAATCAACATCACTATCAACGCTGGTATCGGTACAGATGCTTCCGCTGTTGGTGATCAGATCGTAGATGTGTTGCAACGCTATAATCGTAGGAATGGTGCATTACCGTTAAAGGTGGCGTAATGGCTACAACGATGGCATGGGGTGAAGAAATCCAAGTAATCATGGAACTTGGGTTTCTTGTAAATGTTTTTACGCTTGATAGTTCTGAAGATGGCATTTTGGATGACGATTTTCTTGGTGGCACTTTGATCGGTGACGATGTTGCCGAATATGTGCAAAACATTTCTATTAGTCGTGGGCGTTCAGACCAGTTACAAAACTTTAACGCTGGCACAGCAACAATCACTTTGCTAAACAATGATCGCCGCTTTGACCCAATCAATCAGGATTCACCATATTGGGATGTTTCAACAGGCAAATCGGGTGTTACACCACGCCGTAAAGTAACCATCAAATCTAACGGTGTACCAATATTCATTGGGCGTATCACCGATATTGATGTTGTCTATAATCCGCAACGATCAACAGCGTCTATAGATAACTCAACCGTTGTAATCACGGCAGCAGATGACTTCGTGCTATTGGCAAACACTTTTATCGGTTCACCTATTACACCTGTTGCAGAACTGTCTGGCACACGGGTAACCACGATTCTTGATTTGCCTGAAGTGGCTTATCCTGCGAGCCGTAACATTGATGCTGGTTCAGCAACTTTGGGTGGTGGCGCAACTTTTGATATTGCTGCGAACACCAATGTTCTTTCTTATCTGCAGAATGTGGCGTTGTCTGAGCAAGGCTATTTCTATGTTGCTGCTAACGGTGACATCACTTTTACGGATCGTGTGTCAGCATCCTTTTTTACTGTTTCAGCAACTTTCAGCGATCAAGCAGGAATCAATCTGCCTTATACAGGGCTACAAGTTTTGTATGGTCAAGAGTTCTTATACAACAAGGTGGTTGCCTCGGTTGAGGGTGGCACAGATCAGACCGCTAATGATGTTGCTTCACAAACTGAATATGGTATTTCTACTTTGAATCTTTCAGGGTTGTTGTTGGCGGATGATGCTGCGGCGAATACTTTGGCTGTTGAACTTTTGTCACGATATAAAGAACCTGTGTACCGTTTTGACAAACTGCAAACGATCTACAACTTTTTGGATTCGGGGCAGCAAACAGA